TTAGTCTTTACTTTATCAGTAGAGGTTTTAGTCTTTACTTTATCAGTAGAGGTTTTAGTCTTTACTTTATCAGTAGAGGTTTTAGTCTTTACTTTATCAGTAGAGGTTTTAGTCTTTACTTTACCAGTAGAGGTTTTAGTCTTTACTTTACCAGTAGAGGTTTTAGTCTTTACTTTATCAGTAGAGGGTAAATTTATATAATCACTTTTAATTTTTACAATATTTAATATTCCATTTTTTTCATCATCAAAATGTATTAATCTTGATGAAAAAAAAGTATCTACATTTACATTAGTATTTGGTTTAGGTAATACTATCTTAGTAGTTTTTTTCATAATTCTATATATTATATATATAAAAATATAAAAAATATAAAAAATATAAAAAATATAAAAATATATATAATATATATTTACATATTACATATTAATCGACACAACTCTAAATATACATAACTGATAATACTAATTTACTGATTGTTATTAAAACTCTTCCAATCATTATTAACAATTCTACGATTCTTCAGAGAATAACGACCATCTCTTTTACGCATTTGAATGATACGATTATTAATCTTAGATTGAATTTCATTACTATAATCATTCTTAAACTTCTTATTAGTCTTGTTGTTTAGAAGAGTAGTAACATCGTAATTGTCATTAAAAAGTTCTGTATATTCCTCATTATACTCATAAGTATTATTGAGAGAATTGGCGAATACGTTCATGTTGTTAGACATTTGTATAATAATTTATTTACAAAATAAAATCAATTTTTTATAAAAATTAAAAAAAATAGAACATTTTAATAATTTACTAAAATTTTATAAAAATAAATAATTATTATTATACACTTCATCCTCCGCGAAGTCTTAAAACTAAATGTAAAGTTGATTCTTTTTGAATATTATAATCTGATAAAGTTCTACCATCTTCCAATTGTTTACCGGCAAAAATTAAACGCTGCTGATCGGGAGGAATTCCCTCCTTATCTTGAATTTTACTTTTAATCATATCAATAGTATCTGAAGCTTCAACTTCTAATGTAATAGTTTTACCAGTCAATGTTTTAATAAAAATTTGCATTATATTATAATATAAATAAATATTTAAATATTTTTATTTATATATTTTATTTTAGTAATTTTTTTTTGTTTATTTCGTTTGGGTTCCATGATATATATATCATATTTGTATTTGGTTCAGGCAGAATCTGTATAAAAAATCCATTATTTCTTAAGGATTCTACGACATATTTAATACAATCTTCTATTTTATATAATGGTTTTCCATATATATAATATGGTATTTCATAAAATATATTCATTCCACCAATAGTTGCTGTGTTTTTAATTTTTTTATGACATATATTAATTATATTATCAAAAGTGATATATTTTGAGTGTTCTTTTCTATCTTTTAATGTATATAATTCAGCTAATGATATTTTAGGAGGCATTGTTTTAATAGTATATATATATTAATATTACAATTCTTTTATCTTGTTATTGTCTAACTCATATTGAGATAATACATAATGTTTTTTTCTTTCCATAAGTGTTACTATAGTTACAACATCTTTTCTAAATCCATCTCTATAAATACTTGTTATCTTATCTTGATCAATAGCATAATTAAAATATTTTAAATCAGCTACTCTTAAAATATTAAGTTTTTCTCTTTCATCAGTAGTGCCTGTTCCATTAATATAATCACTTTTAATAATATTAAAATATGGATTATTATTATCAGCAACATTAAAATCAGGATTAATATAAAATGGTGATTTATTATGTTTTATTGTTGCTGAATATATATCATCATTATACATTGTTTCTACTTTATTTTCAAAAATTAACATACCATTTATATAGAGTCTACATAAAGCACGATTTTTTGTTAATATATTATTATTATCAGCAACTTCTTTAATTACAATTGTAACCATAAACCATTTATTATTAAAAGTTATATCATATATACCAAGCATATTTTTATTTTTTTCGTGCCAATCTAAATTAGGACTTTGAAATTCGCAAGGTTTATAAATAGAATTATTTTGATATGAATCAGGTGATAAAATATTATTATAATCTATTGCCATAGTTGTACCATCATGATTTATTCTGACAAGAGGATTTTTTGTTATTAAATTAATATAATTAGTCCCATTTTTATATTGACAATTATAATTATTTTTATAACTATAGAATGTTTTTTCACCTTTATAAAATAGTACAATATCTTTTCTATTATTAGCGTCGGAATTCTTTTCTTTTAATCTAGTTAATTTATTCTGATCTACATATAACCAAAAATTATAACTATATTCAGCACCCCCTTGTTGATTAATAGAAGGGGACATATCGATATAATATGGATGCAATTTATTAATAGTATTAAATTTAAGTTCTCCTTGAGCATAATCTAAAATTCCGTTAAATATCTCTGTCTCTTTTCTTATGTCATTATTTCCTTTGAACATATGGCGAAGTTCTATTAAGTATATATTATATGCTACATATCCCATTAATAATAATATTATTAAAGATATTATAATTTGAGTAATAGGGTGATACTCCATTTTAAAAATTTTTATCTATCTATTTTAAATATGGAAATAAAAATAAATAAAATTTATATATATTTATATAAATTTATTAGTAGTATATAACAGGATCTGTTTTATTTAATTTATATATAGGATTTCTTATTCCATAAGCTGCTAAACCTATAGAAGAGAGCCCACCTTTAATAGGACCAGAACTATATTCTTTATATATATCATTTCTATTTAAATCATAATTAAATATAGTAAATCTGCTAAAGAGACCAGAAAATCCCATAGGAACTTCTGCAGGAGGTGTTTCCAATCCACCTACATATAATGTCCCAATATGATTTAAATTCAATCTATTTGTATCTATTTGAGCCCCAGATGAATATTCTTGTTCTTTAACATTTTTATTATTTATTGTTTCGACAAAATTTCCATCTATGTAAGTTGTTATACTTCCACCTCCATTATCATTTATTACAATACCTACATGTACCCATCTTTGAATTGGCACATACTTTATTTCTACACCAGTTAAATATTTAACGGGTGTTGTTCCAACCATTATATTGGTAGTTAAAAAAGATGTTGCACTACCTTCATTATATTTTAAAGTAGTAGGACTTGAGTTATTTGTACCAAATCTAAATTCAATAGAATTTCTATGTTTATTAACTCTTATACATAAAGAAGATTTTTCAATTTCACTATTTGTATTTCCTTTAGCAGTTATAGTAGCAATATGTCTATATTCTCCGGCTTGTGATTGAATATCTAACATATATATCCAAAAACAATAAGATCTTTTGTTGCCATTGCCATTATCTAATATATCGCTAAATGGTAGCTTACTATATTTAGTGCATAATAAAGGTGTTTCAGTTCCAGGTAATAATATCCTTTTTTGATATATTACATTATCAACTATTATATAATATATTATGTAACATACTATTCCTGCTAATACTAAAAGGAATATGATAAAATATATAGAACTTGAACTATTTGTAACAGTATCCATCATGACTTCTTTAGCATTTTCCATATTCATATTATTTACAGCAGTTGAAAATACTTGAGTACCTGTTTTAAATGCTTCAGAACTTTTATTTACAACAGGATTATTTATTATACTATCTTTAGTACTTGATACATATTCTTCAATTGATTTACTGATATTTTCTACGACATCTTTGTTTTCTTGAGAGGAACCTACATTACTCATATTTATTTTTGATTATCTAATTAAAGGAAATAAATTTTCTATTGCACAAATTAATATGATAATTTTGTATTTGATATAAAGGAAATTTATTACATTTATAATTTTGCTTAATATTTTTTTTCTGTAATGATAAATATGTTAATATTTTAGTAAATTTTCCTAAATTATGAACAGCTCCTTTTTTGTATTTAAATAAAGATAACTCGTATATATTATAAGCAAATATAGAAACACATATTTCATTATTATTTTTATACATATAATAATCATATAGACACATAATATCTATAAATTGTTTATAATACTCTATTTTATTCTTCTGCGATATATTGCGATTATTTAATTCAATTATTATATTTTCATGAAATTTTAAAGGTATAGCCCATTGTTCTTTATTAATAATTTTTACTACCTTATTTCTATCAAAAGTATTTAAATATAATATATTTATATCAATTTCATCATCTGGTGTATCTTCGTATAATATTTCATCATTTTTTTTATCTAAATTATTAAATAATTTATTTAAATTACCTTTGGACATATCATATAATTTTTCAATATAACTTTTTGATAACTTCTTATTTTCATATTTAATATTTGATAAATAATTACATATTTCGTTTTTTGATGGTATCTCTAAATTATATATTTTGCATAATTTCTTAATATCACCTATTTTTCTAATTATCTCCTCATTTGCAATACAAATTATAGGTATATTCTTTATTTTATTATCAAGTAATATTTTTAAAAGTGTTGTATTTATAGTTTTATCTGCCATATATATACAATCAAAATTATCGATAATAATTACCTTTTTTTTAATATTATTAGTTAATTGTTGTACAAGTGAAGATGTTGTACTTTTAAATATAATATCCGTTAATTCTGTAGAATTAAAGCAATTATTATTATTTATATTAATAATATCATAATTTATTATTGAACAAATTTTATTGATTGAATACGTTTTACCGATACATGTTTTACCTGTTATTATAATACAACTTTCTTTTGATATTTTTAAATTATAATTAAAATTTTTCAACCAATTTAATATATCTTTATAGAATATTATATTACCGCATAATATATTTAATAAATCGTAATCTTCTTCTATATTTTCTTCCATAAGTCAATTTATTTCATTAATTCTATATTTTTTATATATTACGTATAAATACATTCAATCATTAATGTAAGTATAAACAATAATAATGCCAATATTGGCAATACTAATATTACTGGTATTATTGTAGTTTCTTCATTATTATAATAACCAAAATGTTTCATTTCTCCTTCTGAATTAAACATTATATCGGGTTTTATTACAAATATTAGTATAACTATTATTAAATATATAGAAATACTTATAATTTTTCTTGAAATCATTCTTTATCTACTACTTTAATAAGGAAAGAAAAAAATGAATAATATATTGGTAGTTATAATTACTTTATGTATATTATTATACATATTATATGTATTTGGTGTATATAATGAATATTTTACAAATTATTTATATGCTAGATATAATGAATATTTTATAAATGATGATGATTATACATATATTAATGATAATATTTTAAACATTGACAAAAAAAATTTATTTCCAATAGCACATACCGATTTAGTAAGTGCTATTGATTATATGAAAAAATATGGTAAAATATCAAATATTCCAAAAATTAATACAACTAAATACAAATTTTTAATAGACCCGTATATATCAAAATATATATTAAATAATAATATTAAAATAAGCGATGTATATAATCAAGGAATATTTGTGTGTTTAAGTCATACAAGAATTGGAATAGAAAAATGTATATGGGATTTTACCGGAAAAACGATAGGATATATTTATATGAGCGATTATTTATTTACTCAAGCAATAATTAAAGCATATAGACAAGATATTACAAAAATAAAATTAAGAAAAATTAAAGTAGGTGATTTAAAATTTATAGAAAAACAATTTGATTATTTATTTACTTACGTTGTTATTGGAAGTGAATATATGAAAACATTAAAATATTCAAGATATTATATAAATGGATTAAAAGATTTTGATATATATAGGTTAAAATTATTCTATCCTGTAATAAATTATAATTATAATAGAATAAGATATTACTTTAACAAAGATGATGATGATAAAAGTTATGATATATTTTTAAGTGATGATTTAGCATTAATACCTACTATGAAATATGATATTATTCAAAATATTCAAACAATAGAAAATTTTATAACAAGATTAGAATTACCTAAAGATTATCTACAACATACAGAAAGAAATTATGATAATGTAAAAAATACTATTAATCCATTAAATAAAGATATATATGCGTGTTATGGTAATAACAATATTATAAATAAGTTTGAATGTGATTCTCATTATACAAAGGAAGGAATTGAAAAAAATTATTATAGTATATGGGATAAAAAATGCTCTTCCAATAATGAATGTCCATATTACAAATCTAATAAAAAATACAAAAATAATAGGGGAGGATGTGTTAATGGATATTGTGAACTACCAATTGGTGTTAAAAGGATTGGGTTTACTAAATATAGCAGTACAGAATATAATAAACCTTTCTGTTATGAATGTCCTGATACTACTGATTTAAAATGTTGTGCTCAAATAGAAAATAAAAATAAATCATCAAAAACAAATAATAATGATTATGCTTTCGAGAATGATACTAATGATAGGAAAAAAAACAATTTAAATATATTAATTTCTTTATTAGATTATAGAAATATATAATATGATTTTTAATTATCAAAAATTACCTTACTATAAAAGATATAATTATTTTTATAAATTATATAAAAAAAATATATTAGCTAATAATAATTATATATATTATTTAATATCCATAGCAATATCCCTTTTTTCTATTATTTTAGCGGTTATATATATTATAACATTTGCTGAAAATATAAATAAAAAAATTAAATAATAATAAAATATTCTTATCATTTTATAAAATTATAAAATTATAGAAATATAGAAATATAGCAATATGAAATATAATATTAAAAAGTCTCTTTTTGCTTTTAACGAAATATACTATTTTATATCATCTGTATTATTTATATTTGTATCATTTATATATTTCTATAAACTTATAATGAATATGTAATAAAAAATTAAATATTCAGGAAATATACATTACATATAAAATAAAAAATATAGTTATCTTATAAAACTCTATATTTTTTATTTATTAATGCTGGTATATATTTTGTGTTTTTTTCTTAAATGTTATTCCAATGAATATCCATCAAATGACTTTAGATACGAAGATGATGAACAATAAGTCAATGCTGGAGATGCCGGAAATCCACCAGGGGATGCTTGGATAGATGAATTATCTTGATAAATTGACATATAATCATATTCCAAATCCCAATCAAAACACAAATCCCAATTCCAATCTGCCTGAGTACAAATAGATTGACCATTATTGAAATCCTTCCAATCTTTATTAACAATCCTACGATTTTTATAAGCATATCTCGAATCTCTTTTGCGAGTAATAAGAATTTTATTCACATTATCCTCATTATTGTTCATATTGAACTTGTTGTGCTTGTTCTTTTTATTTACATAGATATTGACATTTACATAGATATCATCGTTCTCAAAGTTGCTGTACATATTTAATTTGTTAGTATTTATTTAGCTGTTAGTCTTTGCTTGGTCGTTTATTGTATGTTAAAGATTTAATATTACTAAAAATCATCAATTTTTATATAATTATATATATATTAGAACATATATTTATAATAGTTTTCTCATTTTTCTTTTCAGTTGGTGTAAATATATATCTACAAACTTATAATGAATATATGATAAAAAATTTTAAATACAATAATTTCCTTATTAGATTATAGAAGCATATAATATGAATGTAAATTATAGTAATATAATATTATTATATAATGTAATATCCATAATCTTAATTATAATAATATTTATTGTTGTAATTAAGAGATATTTAAATAATACAGATGAAAAATTTGAAAAATTTAATATGAAAGATGATGCTATAAATTATAATAATAAGTTTAAATATATGCCATCTAATACTCGTATTATGTATGAAAATACAGGAGAATATCCTTGGAATAGACATATAATAAATTCAAGTATTCCATATGATGTTAATGTTAAAAAAGAGGCTGTAAATGTATATTATTATGAATTTGATAATAATACTTACAATGAAAAATTAAAAGAGGTTTTTAAAAATAATTGTAAGGATTTAATTATAGCAGTAGAAGGAAACAAATGGACAGAATGGAAAAATCCTAAAATTGAAAAAAATAAATATAAAATTAAATTATTATTAAACTATTATAATAAAATATATAAATTCATAGATGAAAAATTAAACAATAATAAAATAATGGATTTGCCGGGAAAAGATGCTAAACAAAAAATACAAATAGTACATGATTTAATGCTAAGATATAGAAATAATGCTAATTATCCAGAATATTATATGTTTGATATTGATTTAATATTATATAGAGCAGGTAAATTTCAAGGAAAACATGTTAAAGTTGTAGCAATAACAAATGAATATAAAATAAATGTTATATTAATTAAGATAATAGGTGTAATATCTGAAGATAATATAGTTTTACATCCTTTTAAAGGTTACGATATTAATAATAAAAATGATTTTATTCAATATGTTCCTATGAAATATGGTACAATAGAAAACGAAAGAACTATGAGTACTAAAAATACATTTTATGTTAATGATACTTATATTGATAAAGAATTAGAAAACATAATGTTTAAAAAATTATTAGAAGAAAACATACCTGAAGATATAGATATAAGTAATAATAATTATGAACCAACAAAGGAAGAGCTTAAAGATAGTAAGAAAAATAGATGCTTATTGTAATTTATATATTAATTTATATATTAATTTATATATTTACTTATATACATATTTTAGCGGATACGCATATATTTTATTATATTGATATGGCGGTATAGTATATGTTATATTAGTATTAATTTTCTTGGATTTTTTTTCAGTATATTCTTCTATATCAGTACATACAATATATTCATAAAAAATTTTATAATATTTTTCATTTAACATTATAATATAATATAATATAATTATCTATTTATATAATTATATATTTATAACATATAGATATGGATAAGGATATTGAAAAATCATTAAAAATCATTCAAGCAATTATTAGACGCAGTATATCTTCTAAAAGAACGATAAGAAGTAAATCATCTTCTAAAAGAACGATAAGTAGTAAATCATCTTCTAAAAGAACGAGAAGTAGTAAATCATCTTCTACTATGTCTTCAAAAAATGTTTTTTTAAGTGAAACTATAGATAACGATAATAGTAATTTTAAAAATGCAAATAAAATATCTAAATTTTTAAAAAGTAAATTAATTGTCGATAAATATTCTCTTGACAATAGAGTACTATTTTTAAACTATATTATAAATAAATTAAAAGATATTAAAGAAGATGATTGTTTAGAAAAAAAACAATTTACAAATAGTAATGGATATACAATAAGAAATATAATTAATTTAGAAAAATTAATTAGTAAAGATAATTTTAATGGAAAGATATATAAAACATCTATAATAAATACATTTGGAGTATTTCCAATAGCAACAAAAGTCATGAAAACTACAAAAGATAATTTATTCGAGATAAGTTTAATGGATAAGATTACTGAAGAAATCATTCAAAAAAAATTATCAAAACATTTTTTGATAATATATAAAAGTTCTATATGTAGAAAAAGTGATATTAGCGAAAAATCAAGTTTAATTTCTGTAAATGAAATAGCTAATGGAGATTTAGATTCTTTATTAAATAATCCAGATATAATATCGAATAATAATTTATTATATAATATATTATTCCAAACATTTATATCTATTGGAACATTTCATAATTTATTGTCGCTAATTCACAATGATTGTCATGGTGGTAATTTTTTATGGCATTATAATAATGAAAAAGGGTATTATCATTATATTTTTAATGAACAAAGTATATATCTAAAAGCATGTAAATATAATATAATGATTTATGATTTTGGAATAGTAGAAAAAATAAATAATGATAATTCACTTAAAATTATTAAAGATTATTGTGAAATAATACCAACATTTTTAAATGTAAATTATGATTCTGATGACATTGATTATTCTCCTAATATGGATTTTTCATTGGAAATGAATAACATCTTAACATTATTAATGAGCAAATTTAAAACATATAAAGAAGATAAATCTAATATACGAATTGAATTATTTAATTTTTTAATTGAAAATGTATTTAAAAAAAATGCTGAAAATATTTTCAAGACTAAATTAACTAAATCTATGAAAATTATAAATAAAACTCCTTACCACATAAATATATAAATATATAAATAATATTTAAACATAATAAATATATAAATATATGAAATTGTTAAAACGATATATTGAATTAGCGGATAATGATAAGAAATATAGTATAGCTGGATTAATATTTGGTTGTGCTGGTTCATATTATGGTGTATATGCCAATGAGCATATGGGTAAAATAATGTTGGGTGATTTTTCGAAAAATAGATTATTACTTTTATTATATGCAAATATTTTGGCAATGTTTGCTTGTTCATTAAGAGGAGCTTGCTTTACATATTCAGGTAATTGTATGAATATTAGATTGCGAAAAATTATATATGATAAATTAATAAATCAACATCCAACTTTTTATGAAAAAACTCCTGTTAATAAATTATTAGAATATATTAATAATGATGTAAGAATAGTTTCAGAACGTATTTCTTTAAATTTTAATGTTATATCAAGATCATTTGTTCATATAATAGCTACATTATGGATGCTTAACAAAATATCATGGAAATTAACTATTATAGTTTGTTTATTAATTCCTATTAATATTTTAATTTCTAAATTATACGAAAATACTAATAAAATTACGATGAAAGGATATGAAGATTTAAATAAAAATACTAATACACATATTCACGAGACTATATCACATATTTCAATTATAAAAACATATGCTACAGAAGACATATCTAATAATAAACATACAAAATTTAGTAATAATCAATTAAAATATATTTTTAAAGAGACAATATTATATGGTATAAATTTATTGTTAATAAGTAATATTCCAACTTTTACAACTATTGGAATAATTATTGCAGCAAAATATTTAAATAATACAGAAGGTTTAATATCATTTATCATACATAATCAGAGTTTATATGAAAATGTTATGGCTGTTATAAATTATAATAATGAATTTTTAAAATGCAAGGAACCTTATAAAAGAATAATAGATATGCTTGATACAACTAATATAGAACAGAGAGGATATTATATACCTCTTAATAATAATCTTGATGGAAAAATAGAATTTAGGAATGTATATTTTAAATATGAAAAAGCAGAAAATAATTTAATAGAAAATTTTAATTTTAAAATTAATCCAGGTGAAAAAATTGCTATAATTGGTAGCTCAGGCTCTGGAAAAAGTACTATAATTAAATGTCTAATAAATATTTTGTCTATACAAAAAGGCAATATTTATATTGATGACATTGATTTTAATACATATAATAATAAATGGTTAAAACAAAGAATAGGATATGTTGCACAAGATAGTATATTATTTAGTGATACAATAGCAAATAATATAGCATATGGGATGGAAAATATTAAAGAAGAAGATATTATAAATGCTGCTATTAAAGCAAATGCTCACGAGTTTATATCAACACTGCCAAATAAATATAATACTATTCTTGAAGGCACTGAACTAAGTTCTTTATCTGGAGGGCAAAAACAGAGAATATCTATTGCACGTGCATTAATTAGAAATCCTAATATATTAATTTTTGACGAAGCTACATCAGCATTAGATCCTGCTTGTGAAGAAATAGTTCAAAATACAATTAAAAATTGTTGTAATGAAAAGAATATTACAATGATTATAATAGCTCATAAATATTCTGCTTTAGAAATTGCTGATAAAATATATAGAATTGAAAATTCTGTTATTACAGATGTAACGAAAGAAATAAAAATATAAGGCGTACAACTATTTATAATTATAATTATTTTTATTTTTATGTATTATTATTAGGAATATTATAATGAATATTTATTTTATTAAAGATATAGATTATAATAATAATAATAATAATAATAATAATATAATAAATGTTTCTTCAAGTAATAATAGCGATATATGCATTAAAAATCATTTAGATATAATAAATGCTTCATCAGAAATTAAAATAATTATTAAGTATAATAATAACTTTAAAAAAAATATTATATTTAATTTAGAAAAATTGGATTCTAAATATATTGATGCTTTTATTTATAGAATTCTACAAGGATTTTATACATTTGACAAATATAAACGAGATATAAAATCTCATAAAAATATATATTTTTATGTTCCCAAATTATCAAATGAGAATAAAAAAAATTTAATTACTATTATATATGGTTCTAATATTACAAGGAATTTAATAAATGAACCATCTAATATGTCTACTCCTGATAATTTTTCGAAATATTCAATAAATTTTTTTAAAAATATAAAAGATATTAAAATAAAAGTATATAATGATAAGGATATTAAAAGATTAGGATTAAATTTAATAAATGCTGTTGGAGGTTCTTCAATAAATAAACCACGATTTTTGATTATAGAATATACTCCTCCTAAATATAAAAAGAGTATATGTTTGATTGGCAAAGGTGTTACTATTGATACAGGAGGATATTCTTTAAAATCTCCGTCACATATGAATAATATGTATATGGATAAGGAAGGAGCATCTATAAGTATTAATATTATATATATATTATCTAAACTAAAATATAAAAATAGAATAATATGTTTTTGTCCCCTTGTAGAAAATATAATATCTAATTCAGCTATAAAACCTAATGATATTATTAAAGCATATAATGGACAAACCGTAGAAATTGTAAATACAGATGCTGAAGGAAGATTAATAATGGCTGATGTATTAACATATGCTTGTAATAAATATAAACCAGATTATATATTTGATTTTGCTACATTAACAGGATGGTCAGAAAGAATAAATTGTCATAGTAGCTTTACATATTTTACTACGAATGAAAAAATATCTAATAAAATAATTGAATATGGTGAAAAATATGGTGAAAAAAATATAAGAATACCAGCGTGGCTTGAATATATGTCATATATAAAATCAAAAATAGCTGATGTAAAAAATCATGGATATGAATGTAAAAATAGTGATGGTCTTATGTCAAGTTTATTTTTAATGAATTTTATTCCACCAAAATACAGAAATAACTGGTGTCATTTTGATATTAGAATGTCTAATTATAATAATAATGTTAATATTGCCGATGGTTTTGCTACATATTTATCACTTGTTAAATATATATAATAATATTTAATAATATTTATTATTTAGCTTTTTTTTTAGTAGACATAGGAACAGGTACTTCAACAGTAAGTTGCATATTTTTTTTCCTTTGTTTAGGAACATTATCGGTAACATTTACTGGAACATTATCAGGAACATTATCAGGAACATTATCAGGAACATTATCAGGAACATTATCAGGAACATTATCAGGAACATTTACAGGAACATTATCAGGAACATTTACAGGAACATTATCAGGAACATTATCGGTAACATTTACTGGAACATTATCAGGAACATTATCAGGAACATTTACAGGAACATTATCGGTAACATTTACTGGAACATTATCGGTAACATTTACTGGAACATTAATTTCATTATTTTTTTTATCTAATTTTACTTTATTCCATTCTTCCGCAATTTTACCCAATCTTTCTTTGCTTGAAAGATTAGGAAATTTTTCTTTGAAAATAACTTGCTGTTCTTTCATAAATTCTTGATATGCTGAAAGAGAGTATTTTGGCTTTTCATCGCTGTTATTATTTTTTGATACCTTTTTAGTTTTAACTTCAATCTTTGCTTCTTTAATAGCTTCTTTAATATAATTTATAATTTCTTTATCATTCAAATTATCAGACATATTGATAATTTTGTCCTTAACAATAATAGAAAGAGTTTTGTTAGAAGTCATATTTGATTATACATAATCTAAAAGGATTTAATCAATTTTTATTTTTTTATTACAATATTATAAATAAATGAGCTTTACTACTATGACATTTGAAGATTTAAAATTAACACATGAAAAACAAAAATATAATATTCCACAAACAGAAGATGAAGATGAAGATTATGGTGATTTGTTTAATATGATGGGAGATTTTATGGATTTTTCTAATTATTTAAATGGTTTATCAAGTGATTTACAATATGATTTACCTGGTACTTTATCATATTATAAAGATTATGGCAGATGCAAAGAAACATTATTGAAAACATATGATAAAACAAAGAACTTGTATAATACATATGCTGTAGATGAAAGTGAAAAAATAAGAAAAATAAAAGAATTTTTTGATGAATTAAAGAATGTTAATTCAGCAACATATAGGAATAATGCTATTAGACCTATTTTATAATAACTTATAATATAATATATATTAGAATAAAAATATGATTGAAAGTTTTGAATTAGTAATAGTAACTACTATTATTTTAATATTAATGTTTATTGGATTTTTACCATTAATATATTTAAAATATTGTAAAGATTTGAACAACAATGTAGAATTATACAACACCATTTGTAGTAACAACAAAAATATATATATTCAAGATAAACAAATTAAAAATACTTATATGTGGAATATATCGAAATTTCTATTTGAATTTGATAAATTAGATAGATATTTTAATTTTTCAAATGAAGGTAGTAAAACTGATAAGAAATCATTTAATCATATGTATAGTATAATTGATGGACAATTCAATATAATGAAAATTTATAATGATTATTTACATTATAATATACCTTTATTTATTATTTTATGGATAATATTTTTGTTAAATATATATAATATAGTTAATAGTTATGGTAAATATGAAAATGATATAAATGAAAATAATATTTATTATTTATATTCAACGTTATTAGCGTTCTTTAATGTTGCCATTTTTACAATTATTTTTTCTTTTATTTTAAAGAAAATTACAGAAGTTTATAAAGATACTAACATATATGATTATGTAATGTTAATTAAAGAATTAGATATAATAATTAAGGAAGATAAGCAAGAAGAAAATAAAAATATTTTAACTATTATAAAAAATTATTCAGGTAATAAAATTAAATCTGTAAGTGAATTATCTTTGAATGAAAAATTTATCAGAGAATTAATAAATTTAAATAATAAAAATAAACCATTATCATATTCTAATAGTAAAAATTATAAATTAACATTAGAAAATTTAGAAAAAATAGAGTATTATAATAATAAGGTAAATATTGATAATATAAATGAAAAGTTTGATAGTATTACACGATTTATACCTGCTTATGTAATATTAATTTTTATGTCAATATATATATTATCAAAATGTTTAAAATCTAACTTTACCGCTATATCATTTATAATTATTTTAATTTACACATTTTTAATTTCTATACATATTATTAAAAAGCATTTAGAATAATTTAATATTCTTTTTTTTCTTTATAAGGTATAAAGTACATTATATTTATAAAATGAATACATTATTATTTATAATGTTTGTTATGATGATAATAATATATATAAATGAATTAAAAAATATATCACTATCTTTATTTAAAATTTATTATATAGTAAATGTCTCCGATATTAATATTAAAAAATATTGTAATGATATTTATTGTGAAGCTGAAACAGCAAGATTTAAATTAGCAGATAATAGTTATAATTTAATATCTTCAAATGATATTTTCAATACTAAAACATATTATTATATGATAATGATATTAATTATATTAATATATTTAAATCTATTTTACAATTTAATTGAATATAATAATATATTTTATCCATTAATCAATAATATTGATGGTAATATAATTGTTAATATTATAAAATTTATACCATATATATTATCATTTATTACATTTGTAGCTGTATTATTTATAATAATATTAAGATATGTTCCATACGATAAAGAAGGTTATATTAATTATTTTAATTTTAATGATTCATATTTAAAAGAAATTAATACATTAAATATTAATAGTACATATTTATATATAATATTACCAATTATATCACTTGGATTAATATATATAATTCTATCTATTCAATTTGCTGAAATATTACATTATCCTGATGAAAATTATACTAAAGGTAAAAAATATAAATATTTGTGTGTTGGATATATAATAATCGTAATTATGTTTACTTATTTAATTTTAAATATAATAAACATAGTTTTATCATTTGCAGAAAATAATTATCCAAAACTTAATGATAATATAATTAATGTCATCTCTAAAAATTTAGATAATAAAATTAATCAATTATCTTCAAAATATGATTCACGAAATATTGTCAAAGAATGTTATACTAGTGCTGGATATAAATTATCAACTGAAATTAAACAAACAGACATAAATTTATTATATGATCCTATACAAAATACTTATGAAACATCTATAACATTAGCAGTTAAAAGAGAAAATATTAAAGATTATATTGATAAAATAGAAAAAAATGAATTATTTCCATCGGATAAAAATGAGTATGATATATATTATGAAGCTATAAAAATAAATACAGAGAATAAAGCTGGAAAATCATACGACCCTATTAATATATTAAATAATTTAACTTTAGGAGATTTTAAAAAATCAATAAAATATGATGATTTTTTTCAAAAATTAGAAGAAATTACCACTGCCGATGAAACTAAAGCAAATACATTATTAAAAATAATAATTTGTTTCATTATAAATGAACTTAAGCATTTTTATAAAGAAATGTCTAATATAGATGATAATGTAACTAACAAGGAAAAAAATAATTATTATATTAAACATGCTAAATTACTGGAGATTGCTGATTATACATATGGAATTATAATTTATCCAGGTCCTATTAAACAAAATGAAATAAAAGAAATTAAAAAAAAAATTACTGATTATTACGTTTATGATGTAAAACTTGATGTTACCAAGTATAATGAGCTTTTATTCGGAATAGATTATGAACCATTTAGTACACAAAATGAAAGTATAAATAATTATTCTGTAGATTTTTCTTATAATAGTGAAAATACATTTTATGAAAAATATTTTAATATTTTACAAAATTTGGAAGTATCAGGATATTATGATTTAGAATATAATATAGGTCCGTATTATATTAAAAATATTAAAACATTAATATATTATATTTTAGCAATATTTGGTGCTGGAATATTATGTATAATATTTTTTTATATACCTAATGTCGATTTAATATATAAATATACATATGAAATTATATTTCCAATTATATTATTACTATTATTTATTATATATATATTAATATTTATTAATTTTAATACTGATTATAATTCAAATGTTATTTATGGTGTATTAAATAGTTCTTATAAACGTGATTTAAATGATATGAATAATATGATTATACCTATTATAGGTAATTCAGATAATAATCAACCTCATAATAGTAAAGAAGCAGGTAGATATTTAGAATTATACATAATAACGAATGTATTTATGTCGTTAATATATTATAATAATTCACCTCTTGATAAATATAATGTAACATTAGGAAATAAAAATGAAGAAGAATCTAAAAATAGATTAGATAGTAAAGAGTACGATTACATTAATTTTGGTAATGATTATAATGAATTAGGAAATTTAATATATGAAAAATATTATGATAAAGAAAATAAGTTAATAAATAATAATGACAATGATTTTTATACTTTTATTAATAAAATATTGAGTGATACTAGTGGAACAGAATCTAGTGGAACAGAATGTAATAAATTTATTGATAATCCTACAGGTGAAGCAGCAAAAATAAATTTAGAAAATTTTATTAATAAATTTGTTTTTGATAATGATTATAAGGATAAATTAATTTATAAAATAAGAAAATTAATAAAATTTTTTAAACAATATGATATTAAGAATAAAATAATAAATAATTTTACAAATGAAAATTTTTTTAAGGATCAAGTATTTTTCTATAATAATTATGATGGTAAGGTATTATGGAATAAATTTATTTTAAAAAAGAGCTTTTTTGATATTGATAGGGAAAAAAAATATAAAAGTATTTTTGGCGACTATAAAGAAGAAAATGATGATTATATTAATGTTTTCGTAGACCATTATTTTAACATATTATTACATTACTATTTTAATAAATTATTATCTAAGAAAACAAATGTGATAGATGCAATATCCCAAAATGAAAAATATATTTCTACTGATACAGAACTAACAGAACATATAAATAATTATAGAAACAATAGATTGTTTAGATTATTATTATTGCAAAAACAAAAAATGCGAACTACAACTATAAATATTGATATGGATGATACATTTAGAAATATTAATAAGGATGAAAATGAAAATAATAAAATAAAAAAAATTATAGAAGATATTATTAAAACATATATAACAGAATATAATATAAACAGCCAAAATTCCTCCTCCCCACGACAAGATCCTATGAAACTTAATTTAATGTATCATAAATTAATACAAAAAAAAGAAAAAAATATAAGAGATGATACATCTAATGCATTAATGAATATTATTAAAAATATATATTATCAAATAAATAAAAAAAAAATAGAATATCATACATTAGATGAAAATAAAATAAAAGAAGCACTACCTATTTCAATAATAAAAAAATTAGATTCTGATAGTCCAGACAATATTAAAACTATAGCAGATAATGTAATAAATTATGAATTATTTATAACATATTTTATAAATTTAATAATTATTATTATAATTTTTAATATAGCTATATCTAATAATAAAATATTATAATACATTAAATAAGAATATTCTATGAGCTCTGATACTAATCCTCCTAGTTGTCTTACAGAAATCTTAAAAACAACTGAAAATAGGAAAAATTATCAAGAATATCCAATATATTATCAAGAGAATGATACAGAAAGAAATTTTATTAGAAATTTGAAGGATGTATTTATTTATATGTTGATTAATGTCACTTTCGCTACTATAATTATAATTACATGGTTGATGCAAAAAAATGATATATATAATTATTTTAAAGAATTATATAAAAAAAATAAGATAATTTTAAATGATATAGAGTATTATGTAAATATGAATGGTGGTATAAAATATAATTTGCATTTTATATTTTATTATGTATATATTAATATAAAATTATTTATTATACTATATTTAACTAAATTTAATTTAAGCGAAAAGTTTGATTATACAACTTTAATAATTTTAACATTTACAACTATTCTTTTAATAACATTTATAATATTATCTTCTATTGGAATAAATAATATTTAAGGAGATATTATATTTTATTTATTATATGGAAAGTGAATTTTTATTAAATATTAAAACTATACAAGCATCAACATTTAAACAGGTAATAGATGCCCTTAAAGAAATATTAATGGATGTAAATTTGGAAATAGATGAAACAGGTATAAAAATAGTTGCTATGGATAATACACATATAGTTCTTATACATCTTAAATTAGAAGCGGACAAATTTGAAATATATGAATGTGCTAAGAAGACTTATGTTGGCATTAATATGCTTCGTCTTCATGCTTTAATTAAAACAATTACAAACAATGATATATTATCTATATATATTAAAAAGGATGATCCTAATCATTTAGGTATAACTATTGAAAATAATGACAAAAATTATAAAACTAATTATAAATTATCTGTTTTAGATATTGATGTTTTAAATTTAGATATACCTCCTGTAGATTTTCATACTATTATAAATATGCCATCAAATTATCTTCAGAAAATTATTCGTGATATGAATAATCTTGCTGAATTTATTGAATTTAGAAATATAGGTGATAAGTTAATTTTAAGCTGTAAAGGAGATTTTTGCAATCAAGAAACTATACTTGGAGCAGAAAAATCACAAACGATTACTATAAAAAAGAATAGTACAGATGAAGAGCAGGAAATTATACAAGGTATTTTTAGTCTAAAATACTTATCTATATTTACAAAATGTACTAATTTATCCAATAATGTAGAATTATATCTTAAAAATAATTATCCTATTATTCTAAGATATACTATAGCATCTCTAGGAGAAATAAAATTGTGTTTATCACAACAAGATATATCGCAATAAATACAATAAATAAATACAATAAATACAATAAATACAATAAATATTATAATATTACAAAATATCACAAATAATAATTTGTGTAATAAAAATTAAATTTTTTTTAACTTAGGATATAAGATATATTTATAATATATATTTTGTAATTTATAAAGAGTATTTCTTAATACTATTAAAATTTCCTCTAAGCAATTAAAATAATTGTTTGAAAATATGAAATCACAATCGGATACTATATAATTAATTTGTTTATTTATTTCAATGAAAATATTTCCAATTTTATCCATACTATATTTATATAAATTATATATAAGTTCTTTAAGTAATTATATATAATTAAAAATCTGCTTCAAGAGAAAATTCGCGTATTTTAGAATGTTCTTGTTTTCCTCCTACATTAGCTTTGCTATATTGTGATACGCGACTTTCAAAGAAATTTGATTTACTCTCGATTGAAATTCTATCCATAAATGGGAATGGATTATTAGAGTTCCATATTTTTTCATAGTTAAGTTGTGTTAGTAATCTGTCAGCAACAAATTCAATATATATAGACATTAGTTCAGCGTTCATGCCTAACATAGAACAAGGGATACTTTCTATAATAAAATTCTTTTCTACTTCAACAGCTTCTTTAACTATTTGATGAACTATTTCTTGATATAATCTATTAACTATCTTAGAATATAAGAGAACAGCAAATTCGACATGCATGCCTTCATCGCGGCTAATTAATTCATTTGAAACTGATAATCCTGGCATTAAACCACGTTCTTTAAGCCAAAAAATACTACAGAAGGCACCGCTAAAAAATACTCCTTCTACTAAAGCAAAAGCAAGTAATCTTTGTGAAAATGGTGCTTTTTCATCATTAATCCATTTAAAACACCAATCAGCTTTCTTTTTAATACAGGGCATATAATTAATAGCATTTAGAGCTTCTTCTTTATCATTCGCTTCTTTAAAATATGTATCAATTAGAAGAGAATATGTCTCTGAATGAATATTTTCAATTGACATTTGAAAGCTATAAAAAAACTTTGCTTCGAGTATTTGTACATCATTTAAAAACCTTTCTCCCAAATTAATATTAACAATAGTATCACTTGAACTAAAAAATGCTAAGATTTGTTTAATAAAAAACTTTTCATTATTATTTAATTTATTAAAATCATCTATGTCTTTTGATAAATCAAGTTCTTCAGGTGTCCAAAATACACTAACAGATTTTTTATACATTTCCCACATATCATAATGTTCAATTGGAAAAATTGTCAATCTATCAGAAGATATTAATAATGGTTCATTATTTGACATACTATATACTATTATAATAATATATTATATATTTATATAATTATATATCCTGTATAATTAGAAAATAATATAGTATTTATGGCTTATCATAATCCATTTGTAAAAAAAAATAGCATTTTTTTTACATGCAAACCTGTTGAAGTTAGAGATGATAAAAGTATAGATAGTGATACTGCTGGTGTACTAGGTGATTTTTATTACGTTTGTATAGATAATTTAATAAAATATTTTACTGAAAAAAGAATTGATGGAATACTATATGACAAATTATTTGATATAAATGAATATATAAAACGTTTCGGTAATTATGTCATAAAGGTTAATATATCAGGCCCAGATAAATTTATTCTTGAATTATCTAAAATAGAACGCGGTGTAATAAAAGAAATTTTTCATATTAGTCTATTCACAAGAAATAATAGACATATGGGATTACATTTTACTATTCCTGATCAAACTGATGATAGTAGAATATATGTATCACATAGCCATTTAGAAAATTCTTTATGTGAAGGAATAAAAGCCGATAAATATTTTTTTTCAAATATATTAAAAACTGTGGGTTTTTATTTTAAAAATATGAAAAGTATAGATGATCCTACAAGACCCTTGAAAGCTAGAATTAATAATTTCATTACAGATTTAAAAATTTTACCTGAAGAAAGAATACAAATTGGAGAAATTTTATTATATATAGGACAAAAATATTATGATGATATTAATGAAGATATTGTAATAACAAGAGATAGATCAAGATCAAGAGATAGACCTAGATCAAGATCAAGAGATAGACCTAGATCAAGATCAAGAGATAGACCTAGATCAAGATCAAGAGATAGACCTAGATCAAGTTCAAGATCAAGAGATAGACGTAGACCACCAATACTTGTTGGATATAATAATAATAGAAGAGGAGGAGGAGATAAACAACTAAAAATAAATAAGATTAAAGATAAGATTAAATTATTAAAAAATAACAAAATAAAAAATAAAGATAAAATTATTAAACTAATGAAACTAATTGAAGATATTAAAACTAAAATTAAAATAGAAAAAGAATTGGCGAAACTCAAACAAAAAAACTCAATAGTAAAAAGAAAAACACCTATGGTTAAAAAACCAAAAGCTATATCAGCAAAATCAAAGACTTCTTCATCAAAGACTTCTTCTAAATAATTATTATATATATTTTTAAATTATAAAAATTATTAAGATGAACATAACATACAACTATCACCATTACTTTCGGCACATTTCATTTTTTTTTTAGCAAATTCAGGATCTATAGTAAATTGCTGAGTTTTTGCTTTAGGCTTTGTTCTCAAATAATAAGAACCTGTTTTAAGTCCTTTTGAGTGTCCGTAAAAATGCATTGAAGATAATTTTTGAAAATCTGGTTCTTCAATAAATATATTTAAACTTTGTGTTTGACAAATATATTTTCCTCTTTCAGCAGACATATCAATAATAGAACGTTGTTTAATTTCCCATGATGTTTTATATAACTCCTTTGTAGTAGCATCAATACTTGGTATATTTTGAATACTTCCTTCATGTAGAATAATAGTATCACGCATTTCTTTATTCCATAAACCCATATCTATTAAATCTTTAATTAAATACTTATTTATAATAATAAATTCACCACTTAATGTTTTTCTCTGAAAAATATTATTTGTAATTGGTTCAAAACTTTCGTTAAATCCCATAATTTGTGATGTAGATGCTGTAGGCATAGGTGAAACTAATAAGCTGTTACGTATTCCATATTCTTTAATATCATTTCTTAAACTATCCCATTCATATCTATTACTTGGTTTTTCATTCCACAAATCGAATTGAAATAAACCATGTGATATAGGGCTTCCTTCAAATGTACTATAAGCACCACAATATTTACTATTAATATTTTTCATTTCATATTCATTGATATAATCTTTGATATCTTCATCAATTTCCTTAGCTAATATTTTATTAATAATATTAAATCTTTTTTTTGATAATTCCACAGATGCTTCTACCGCACCATGATATATTGTTTCAAATATATCGCTATTAATATTTGCTGCTTCTTTAGATTCAAAAGGATGTTTAAGTATCATAAAAACATCAGCAAGACCTTGTACACCAATTCCAATAGGTCTATTCTTAAAATTAGAAACGCGTCCTTTATCGGTTGGATAAAAATTTTTATCAATAACTTTATTCAAATTTTTAGTGATTACTTTTACTACTTCATGTAATTTGTTATAATTAAAAACACCATCTTCAATATATGATGGAAGGCAAATCGATGCTAAATTACATACTCCGGTTTCTTCGGGTGAAGAATATATTAGCACTTCAGCACACAAATTACTTGATTTAATAGTTCCTAAATTTTTTTGATTACTCTTATTATTTGCTGCGTCTTTATATAAAATATAAGGGACGCCTTGTTCTATTTGTGCTTCTAAAATTTTAAACCATAAATCTTGAGCTTTAATTTGCTTATTATACTTTTCTTCACTTTCATACTTTTCATAAAGTTTGTTAAATTCTTCACCATATACATCACTTAATCCAGGACATTTATCAGGACACATTAAAGACCATAATTTATTATTTTTAACCCTTTCCATAAATAAGTCAGAAACCCATAATGCCATAAATAAATCACGACATCTTTCTTCTTCACTTCCATGATTTTTTTTTAATTCTAAAAATGCTTCTACATCACAATGCCATGTTTCAAGATATACAGCTATACTTCCTAATCTTTTTCCTGCTTGATCAACATATCTTGCTGTACTATTAATTACTCTTAACATAGGTATAATACCATTTGATGTACCATTTGTACCACGGATATAACTACCTTTTCCTCTTACTTGATGAATATGAACACCAATTCCTCCAGCATATTTAGAAATTAAGGCCATTTCTTTTAAAGAATCATAAATACCAGATATACTATCATCATTAATTGAACATAAAAAACAACTACTTAATTGTGGTCTTTTTGTTCCAGAATTAAATAATGTAGGGGTAGCATGAGTAAAATATTTCTTGCTTAATAAATCGTATGTCTGTAAAACATCTTTAATATCATTTCCATGTATTCCAATTGCCACTCTCATCCACATATGTTGTGGTCTTTCAATAATTTTTTTATCAACTTTAATTAAATAGGCACGTTCTAATGTTTTAAATCCGAAATAATCAAATAGATAATCTCTTTGATAATCAATATATGTATTTAATTTTTCTTTATTTTTAGAAACAATATTATATAGTTCATCAGATACTAAAGGATAACTATTATTATGAATATCTTTATTATTATATAAGGTAATAATAGTCTCTGAAAAAGATGGAGATGTATTTTTATGATGATTTGAAATAATGATACGAGATGCTAGTGTATTATATTCAGGATTATTTAAAGACATACTACTACACAAATAAGCAGCCATTTCATCTAATTCGCATGTTTTTACACCATCATATATTCTGGAACAAACTTTTTGTGCAAGTTCTGACACATTTATAGTCAAATCATTTGATAAATTTTTAAGACGCATAAGAACTTTATCGAAACTAACATCTTCATACTCTCCATTTCTTTTAATAACCTTCATAATTATATTATTAACTTAATTAATCTATATATATATTTTTTGAGTACATAATTAAAAAAATATAAATAATTTAAAAGTTTTTAAAAAATTTTAGAAAAAATAAAATTATGTACTCAAAAAAATAAACAAGTAATTAATGAAATGTATGCAAATCTTTTGAATACATTTAATAAACACATAATATATATGATAGGATATATAGAATTTCTTAATAAATTATAATTATATTTATACCAATATTTCGTCGAATATGCTTGGATTTCCTGATAAATAATTCCAGTTAATATTATCTTGATATTTTTTTAATAGTTCTATTGCTGATGGATTTGCCGATAACAAATGCCATATTATTTCATCAGGATGTTCTTCTAATATTTTTATGGCTTCCGGATTTGGATTTGCAGATAATCTACTCAGATTTATTCTATGAAGATTAGCTTTTATCAAATCCATCGCATTTGGATTTTCTGATAATTTATTCAAATTTATTTCATTAGGATTTTCGTTTAATAAATCCATAGCTGCTGGATTTGAAGATAACATATCCCATTTTATTTTATTACGATTTTCTTTTAATAATTCTATAGCACCTGGATTTGCTGACAAAGCATCCCAATCTATTTTTTCCATGTTTTTTCTTAATAATTCTATAGCTTCAGGATTTGGATTTTCTGATAACCAATCCCAATCTATATTTTCGCTTTTTTCTTTTAATAATTCTATAGCTTCTGAATTAGAATTTTCTGATAAAAATGCCCATTCTATTTTAGTATAATTTGCTTTTAATAATTTAATAGCTTCTGGATTAGGATTTTTTGATAAATAATTCCATTTTATTTCACCAGGATTTTCTTTTAAATAATCTATTGCATTTGGATTTTGTGATAATATCCACTTATTTAATTTTTTTTTAGGTATCCAATCTTTTAATACATATTTTATTTTGAAAATTTTCTTGTATTGTTCTACTATTACACTATAGACATCTTCCGGTAATGAATTAAGACTTCCTCTGTTTTTCATAGCATTTATCTTGTTCTTAATAGATTTTGGAGATGAATTGATATTCTCCTTAAAAACATTTATATATTTACAGAATTTTTTGAGCTGTTTCTCTTCGCAACCTATAACTTTAGACATCATTTTAATCATAATCTTGTTTCCACACATAGCTTCATAGTCACCAATACTAAGCTTAAATAGTGGATTATTAATTCTTTCTTGCATATTCGCAATTAGTTGAATACTCAGACTTGAGCTTGAATTTATTCTTAAAATTTTAGATATTACTTCTCCTTTTTTCTTAGTTAATTTTTCTATTGCTGTTTCTTTATTAGACATAATCCTATTACATAAAGGGGATAAAAATATAAAGATTTAAAAATAAATTAATTTATTTGAAAAAAATTACATAATTAATTAGGTATATCATAATCTAATGTAATACCATTAGATGTTAGCTTATATCCATTTATTTTTATAATTCCTTTATGTTCATTTAAATGACATTCTTTGCAAATTGATACAAGGTTGTGTTGAGAATTTTTATGAAATGTTCCTATAAAGCCATTATCATCCGCTGTTTCTTGATATTTAATATGATGAGTTTCGACCGCTATAGATTTTTTACATACTTCACACATATTTATTAGTTTTTTTTTATTATATCGCGATTTTTTATTTTTAATTAAATCCTTATCTAAATCAGTTACTTCTTTTCTAAACATTTCTGCTTTTTTTAAAAAATCAAAAGGCATATCTAATGATTTGCATACTTCTAAACCATACATATTAGAACCTTGTCCATCTTGTATTATTCTATTATAAATTATTTCATTATTTTTTCCAATATCAATTTTAATGTGTTTTACATGTAATCTATTATTATTAATATGTTCTTTAATACAAGACATAGTTGTTAATTCATGTAAATGTGTAGCAAATATAAATGATGCTCCCTTATTTATTAAAGTATCAATACCAGCTGATACAATTGCTATTCCAGATATAGATTCTGTTCCACAACATATTTCATCTCCAATTACTAAACTAAATTTATTACATCTTTGTAATATATTACGTAATTCTGTCATTTCAACAGTAAAACTTGACATTCCCTTATAAATATTATCCATTCCAGAAATTCTTGTAAAAATTTTTTTATAAGGATAATATTTCATATTTTCAGCTGAAACAAACATCCCTGATTGTGCCATAATTATATTTAAACCAACCGCTTTCATAAAAGATGATTTGCCAGAAGCATTAATACCATATAATAAAACACCATCTTTATTTATAGTAATATCATTTCCTACATAATCTAATTCATCTTGTATTCTTTCTATAAGAGGATGTCTCATATTTTTAATATTAACAAATGAAGATTTATCTGAATCGCAATTATCTTCAATTATAGGTCTTGAATATCTATAATCAAAAGCATTTTTAGCATTATTTGAAGAAATATCAACTCTAATTAAATACTTAATTAATATATCAATATTTTCACTATTTTTTTCAATAAATTTAATAATAAAATTATTATAATATTTTAAAACTAATTCTGAAATTTTATCTTCATATTCACTAATATTTTTAGAATATTTTTCAATAAATTTATTTGTAATTTTATAATTTGAAGATGAAGAAGATATTTGCTTTGTTTTAAATTCGCTCATATATTTATTATCACTTTTCATTGCGTTTTCATATCTTTTTTTAGTTATTAATATAAAATATTCTCTATCTTTATCAACATAATCTATTTTACAAGATGTACTATCGTTAAATCCTAATTTATTTATATATTCTGTATATTTTTCAATTTGTTTATATGTATTATCTTTTTCTATTACTATATTATCAATATCTTCATATATTCCAGATTTAAATATATTTCCCATATTATTTTTATCTTGTAAGTTATATTTTGAAGAATTTTCCATATCTAAAATGCTATCATATGATTTTAATATTTCATTTATTATTTCTTGTATGTCTATATTATTATCTTTATAATCATCAAAACATTCAATATCATTGTATATTTCAATACATGATTCAATAGATTCGTTAAAATTAACCCAATCTTGAGGAGAAATTTTATTTAAAAGTAATTTTCTTTTAAATCTCTCTAAATCTGATATCTTCGCAAGATATTTTCTTATTTTAATAAAAATTTTATCTTTTAACATTTTATCAATGTCATCATATGACCTATTTATATTATCAATATTAATCATAGGAGCTAGTAATTTTTCTTTAAAATATCTAGACCCAAATGCTGTAACACATCTATTCAATATATCTATCAAAGGTTTATCATTTTGATAAACGCCAAGAATATTCAACTGAACAGCAGAATTAAATTCAATAATCATATTGTTATTATTTTCTAAAATTTCTGGTACTTGTAGTTCTTTAATTATATCAGCATTATGTTCATATGCAAATTGTAATAAACAACAAAAACCTTCTCTTGCTATAGTTAATTTTTCCATATTTAACATTTCTATTATAGAAATCAATCCAGATTTTATAAAGAAAGCTTTTTCTAAAATATAACGTTGGTTTATAATATTTTTGTAAAATGATATATATTTACAATCATCCCATTTATAATGAACTAATATATTATTAATATTTAGATTTTTCAATATTTTCTTCTTTGCTTTTTCATCAATTTTTTCTCCTAAAATAATTAATTCAATAGGATTATAAGAATTAATCATTCTAAAAACTTCATCATTTGCTAATTCAGGATCTTCTTTCGTAGAACCTACTTCATATACAAATGTTTTTCCTGTTGATAAATCTATTCCTGATATACCTGCAATAACAAAATTATTAATTAATTCATAAATAATAACCATCATATAATTACTTTTCCTTTCGGTAATATTAATATTAGAACCAGGTGATAATATTTCTGATACTGAACGAATTACATTTTTGTTATCTTCCCCTTGTTGTATTATAACAATTGTGTAATTATTATTTAATAAAATTTGAGTAAACTTACTTACAGAATGCATAGGAAAACCAGCCATAACAGGATTATTTCTAGATATTTCATTAATAGATTTGTTTTTTTTTGTTGTTTGTATACCACAAATGTCAGCTATTTTATATATATCAAATTCATCATTGTTATATTCTGAAATAGTATACATTTCATAAAAAGATCCAACTTGTAAAAATACAATACATTTATTACCATATTGTTCCCTATATAGTTTCATATATTCAATGTAGTCGTCAATTAACATCTTATCATAATAATATATATAATATATTCTTAAATATAAAAATAATATAAGAAATATACAATATAAGATATTATTATGGAAAAAGAATTTAATGAGATTTTAAAAAAACTTGAAAATTTTAATTTAGAATCAAATGATATACCTGATAATATTAAATTAGATTTTTATAAATTTTATAAACAAGCAACTATTGGTGATTGTAATATACAAAGACCTACATTTTTATATTTTAAAGAATGTGCAAAATGGGACGCTTGGAATAGTGTTAAAAATATGTCGAAAACTGATGCCATGAAAAATTATATCGAATATTATAAAATATATATATCATAAATATATTTTTATTATTTATTTAATAATTTATTTAAAACATTATGAGCATACATATAAGTGTCTAATAAAAAGGCATAATTTATTATTTTATTTCTTTCAAATAATATTTGTTCTGCATCTTCGTTATTATTTAATTCTGCTACTAAAAAAGCACCATCTAATAAATCAGCATTTTCTGTAAATAATGTTGTAGTTTCACCCGTTAATTTATCAGCAAAATAAGAATATTTAAATTTAAATATAATATGATAATATAAATACAATATATATATAACTAAACATATTAATAATAAGTTATCTATTTTCATTAAATATAATAACACTCCAAACATAAATAAAATTATATAAAGAATTATTCTTAGAATAAATTCTATTGTATGTGGAATAATCATAAATATATCATCTAATGAAACTGTAAATATTAGTATTAAAATAATTATCAATAAAATTATAGCAATTATAGGTGTTATATTAATACGATTAATAATATATTCATAAATACCTTTAAGTCTCTCTGAAATTATTTTACTATTAAAGAACCATATAAAACTTCTTATTATATATGTAAATATGAAATTAAATGAAAACCATTTTAATATATAATTTAACCATAATACATATGAATATATATGATTAATAAATACACGTAAAGCATATTTTAATTTTATATCACATATATATAATACCACTAAAAATACAAATATAGAAATAGTAATAGTGAATAGTACAGGATATACTACTAAAAAACTCTTATATAAATTTAATATTTTTTCATAATCTTCAAATATTAAAAATTGTTTATTTTCTAATTTAACTTGTATAGGTTTATAATCATTTCCATTATCATATTTTATTGTAGGAGAAGGTTCTGCTTGAATAATTTTCCCATCTTTATATATAACTTCTGTTTTAGGAGTTGATATACTTTCAATGTCACTAATACTACTTAAAGTTTTACTTTGAAAAGTGTTTTCAATTTCTGTATTACTTTCTGTTAAATTTTTATTTTTATATATACCGTATAATTGTAAACGCTCGCAATAAATACTTTTTTTATTAAAACATAAATATGAACAATATTCAAATAAGTAAATTAAAACATATTTTGATAAACTATCTTGGGATGGATTTAAGATTATATCTGGTCTTGTAATATTTAAAGCTAAATATTTAGTATATTCTAAATTGTATTTTTTTTTATCTGTAGTAAAATTATTTAAATATTTAATATATAATTCATCCCTTTTATCAAATAAATTATAGAACTTATTTATATCCTTCTTAATATTTTTCTCTATCTTATCATAATTTCTTTCGTTTTCTCTTATTATATAATTTACATATTCAATAATTTTTGAATGAGCTGTTATAATATCCTTATTTATTTTACCAAGAATTTGATGACCTGAAATTTGATTACTTTTCTTATTGTTTATATCATTTAATATTAACTCCTTTATACCGTTATCTACAACTATCATGTCATTGTTTTTTAAAATATTATTATCATTATTTAGTAAGTCATCTATCGTATAGTAATAATTTCCATTTTTTCCTTTAGTATAAACCTTGTCATTTATTATATATTTATTATCGTTATATGTTACACTTCCTATTAAACATATTATAGCAAATGGGTCATATGGAAGAAATTTTTTATATTTACCTCCTTTAAATGTATTTTTATTTTCACATTTAAATTCTTCATTAATTATATAATTATCTATACATTGATTAAAACAACCTCCTACTATGCTATAAGTTATTTCATTATTCGACAATTCATTATAACGCCCATTATTATTACCTAAATAGTAATATGTTATAGTAAACCATCTATGCCATTGTTCTATATTATTATTACATTGAGATTTTTTATCTTGAACAGCATAATAAGTTTTTTTTTCATTAAATTGTATTTTATTTTCATCAATATTGTATATTTTTTGATTTCTATCAAATAAATCACTATCTATCTCGTAATTATTATTATTATCTATTTTTTTAATTTGAATGTTTTCATGTATACATTTTTCATTCATTTCTATCATATTTTTAGAATTCTTATGTTATTATAATAATATATTATTATAATCAGTATCTTTTGGTGTCTTATCAATAATCTTACAATTTTCTATTTTACTTCCATCAATCTGCTTGATTTTGCAAGATTTATCAAAAAATATTCCGTCACATTTAATTTTATATTCTCCGTCACCATTAATATTTTCAATATTTACAGATAATTGATTTATATTTTTATTCGTATATTTATTAATATCAATTGGTTTTATTAAATGAACAACCTTATTATCTATATTATTTGCTTTAATATATTTATATAACTCAGTTTCTTTTAATCTATCATAATCCTTATGTGCGTCTATTAATTGTCTTATATATGTAGCATCAAATGTATATATATTATCATTTATTCCTTCTGAATTTATATTATCTGTTCGTGAATATTCTATAGATTCTTCGCCAAAATTTCTGGCATCATTCATAATTTCTGAGCTAAAATTCATAAAAAATGTTATACTTTTTACAATTTCATTATAAAATATCGTAAAATCATTCATAAATGAATAAATTTCTCCAGGAAGTCTATATAAAGCATCAAATATATTAGTATTTTCATCATATGTAAATCTTTTTCTATTAACATTGTTATTATTGTTATTATTATTAAAACCAATTCCACCAGCATCTAAACCTGATAAATCACCACTGCCTCTATCTAAATCAACGTTGTCTGTTTCATAAGTTAAATATACAGATAAAATGATTATACCTAGAATAAATAACAATATCATAAAACCGGCAAATGGTCTTGTCCATTTTCCAAGCATATTTGTAAGAAAATTCATAAAAGATTTAAAAAATGATAAAATTACTATAATCAATAATTTAAACAATTCGAAAGCATATTTAATAATAAATCCAATTGCCAATGAAATTAATTTTAAAATAGGTATTACCCAATCTCGTATATATTTAAATATAAAAGTTATTATACCTTTAATTCCAGAACCTGTATTTGTTGCTATAGTAGTACTGGTTGTAACTAATGTTATTAATTCTTCTGAAGATATTTTTTCTCTTAAATTACTTTTTTCATTTGCTACATATTCTTTCCATTTTTCTAAAGCTTTATTTTCTTCTTCTTCTTTAATTTGTTTATCTTTTAAATTTTTAATAATAGATTTATATTTTTGAAGACGATTTTTTAAAATAGTATTAATTTTTTCAATTATCTTTTTAATTTCATCACCTAATTCTTGCGTAGTATAATTTTTTTGTGAAGAGAAAAAATCATAAGTATTTTTATCTAATAAATCGATAAATAAAAATTTTCCATAAAAAAGGTGATTTCCAATGCCTGGATCAACATCCCAAAAAAATTCAATATCTCCTATTAATTTACTCAATCTTGAAGATAAGGTTAATATATATAATATAATATAAGTTATTATATAGCATATTAATAATATTATATAGACTATTATATATAATATAATAGCAAATGGATAAAGAATATAATAAGCATAAGCAATGCTACTATCTTTTAAACTACTAAAAAATTTAAACATTTCATCGCTTTTTTTCGTACTACTATTATTTGCGCCTGATAGTATATCTCCTAATGACATATTAGGGTTGTTGCTATTTAAAATTTGTTCAACTATAATTTTTGCGGTATCTAATAATTGTTGTTTTATTTGTTCATTAGAAGGATTTGTATTAATATCACTCATAATCTTTAATAATTATTTATATTATATTTTATTTATTATTATATTGTATAAAATCGCAAAATATATATATATATATAAATTAAATGTACTTTTATTTATTTATAATTATAATATTATTATATGCTTCATTATATTACTTATATAATAATGAAATATCTATATATCAAGTCGATATAAATAATTTTGACTTCGATTTATTATATAAAAAACAACCAATAGTTATATCAGAAAAAATAAATGATATTGATATGATCATAAATAACTGGTTTAGCTATAATATTATATATAATCTTAATAATAATAATATATGGGAAAAAAATAAGTATAAGTATTTATTTATAGTATCAGCTGATAATTATTCGGCAGAGATTTCTTTATGTAATCCTAATACACAAGTAATAAACGGATTGCCACATCAAGATAGTAATATAACAACTATTAAATTGGATAATAAAGGACTTATTATACCTTTTAATTGGCATTATTATATATCTGGTAATGTTATAGTATATGGAATACATGATTATATTACAATATCTATTTCAGCAATATCTAAATAAAATATTATAGCAAATTAACAAAAATGTCATCGGTGGGGTTCGAACCCACGAGTACTATTGCACACCAGATCTTAAGTCTGGCCCCTTAGACCGCTCGGGCACGATGACAAAAATGCCATATAGGCTATAATAAATAAAAAAATAATTAATGATTTTGTTTTATATATATATATATAACTTAATTCTTATATATATTTTGCTATAATCATATAAAATATAATATATTAAAATATATATGATATATCTTATAAATATTCAAGATAGTATATATAATTACCTTGGAAATTTAACTAATAATAACAACAAAACTTATAGAACTATAGATATTTTCATATAGCATAACATAATATTTTGTGTACATATATTAGGTAATTATGGATAATCAAGAAAACTCATCTATAAAAAAAAGTTTAGCTAGTAAATTAAAACAAAAAATTTCAAATATGTTAAAAAGTAATAAAAAAAAAGAATATAAGCAATCACATATGTTATCAGAAAAAAAGTCATCAGAAAAAAAGTCATCAAAAAAAAAGTCATCAGAAAAAAAAGTCATCAAAAAAAAAGTCATCAGAAAAAGTGTTATCAGTAAAAGTGTTATCAGAAAAAAAGTCATCAAAAAAAAAGTCATCAGAAAAAAAGTCATCAAAAAAAAAAATGTTTTAGATGATGTTTTAGAAAATGTTTCAAGACAAGTTACTGATGGAACTGGGCATGTTGTTAAAGAAACTCAGGAAGTTTTAAAAAAATTTGGTGATATTTTTGGAATAAATGGTAAAGAGAAAAGTACAGAGAAAAGTAGAGAGAAAAGTAGCAGAACAAGAAGTGACAGAGTAAGTAGTAGCAGATTAGGAAGTGTCAGAGTAAGTAGTAGCAGATTAGGAAGTGTCGGAGTAAGTAGCAAAAGAGAAACAATTGTTGTAATAGATAGAGGTGAATTAATGATGAATAATTTAAATATTATTTTTAAATGTTTATCTGAAAATTGGAGTAGTTATATTGGATATATTGATAAAAAAAATAATAATGACAAATATACTATTAAAATAAATATGATTTTTTTTACACTTGATATTTCTTTTCTAAATATAACAGAACTAGTAAAAGAATTTAAAAAACAATATACAAATAAAACATTTTTTAGATTTGCTAGTAGTCGAATGATTAATCTATTAGATGAACTAAACAAAAGTAATGATGAAAAAATATCATATGATATTATTATACAAATTATGAGACTATTTATAGCTGAAAATAGAAAGAAATCAAGTGAGAAAGAGAAAGCAAAATTAAATAAGTTAGAAACAGAAATTGATGGTCTTGAAAAAATTAGAGGAGGTAAATTGCGTAAAGTTAGAAAAACTAATGTAATTAAAAAAAGAACTAATAGCGTTATTAAAAAATATAAAAAATGACTTTATCATTAATCAATATATAATATGTTGCATGACAATATATATTATTTAATTCATGTTACAAATGATATTAAATGTTTTAAATGGAAAGAATTAAAAGTATCAGAATTTAATACTACTGATCAATTTCCAGGTATTTATTTTTCTATAATTACAAAATACAATATACATTATGAAAAATTATTTCCAGGTAAATATTTATTGATATTTTCAAAAAATCTATTGTATCAAAAGAATTATCATATTAATTTAGTAGATTATAATGGTATTATTACAGAAAAAAATACATATTATCCATGGATGCTTGAAAAATTTGTAAATGATAATAAGCAAGAATGTATAAATAAAAATTGTAGTATGAATGAAGTAGTTTTTCATGATAATATTAGTATGAAATATTGTTGTCGTATAATTATTAAAAATACAGATGATAAAAATAATTTGCTTCCTAAAATATCATATATAAATGATATAAAACCAGATATGACAAAAATACCTTTCTTTTGTTTTCCATTTGAATATATATATACAGGATGTAATCCTTTAGCTACAAGTTCTAATAAATGGTATAATATGTTTTATAATATTGCTAATATTGATACACAATACGAAAGTAATATTGATATTATAGTAAACAAAATTAAAAATAAGGCTTATTATTTATATAAGAATAGAAATGAACAAAATATTAAAAAATTATACGAATATACCCAATGTTTATAAAAAATGATATATTATATTATATTTTATAAAATATAATGGATGAAATTATAGATAATATAGAAAATATGCGTATATCAGAAAGTAATGAACTAATAAATTATATATGTACATTACCTATAGAAAATAATTTAAAAAAATATTTATGTGAATTAATTGAGAATGATTGTCATACAGATTATTTAACTATATATAATATTTGCTGTGAAAATGATATAGAATTACCTCCTTTTTAATATTATTTCTTAGCCTTCTTTTTATTTACAACTTTTGCTTCTACTATACCCAATCTGTCATTTTCATATTCTTTTAAGATTAGGTCTTTATGAATTTCCCACTCTTTTTCTAATTCAGCAAGATCTTTTAGCCATAGATCTTCAATATTTGTATTTCTAAGCATTTTAAGCTTATCATTTAATTCATTAAATTCTTTCTCTAAAATTATTTTTCTGTCATATGTCAATTGTGATATAGGCAACTTCAATAAATAATTATAATTTTTATAATTAATTTCTTTAGCATCTTTATCAATGTTTTCTTCTGGTAAATTATTTTCATCTTTATCAATAATATCTTCAACAATAGGGTCATATTTCAATTCTATTAATCTCTGAGTAACTTCACTCAATTTTTTATTCATGATTTGAATAGTACCGCTAATAACATCTAATATAAATCTCATCTTATTGCTTAATACTTTAGCTTCTTTCTCAAGATTTTTCAGTTGATAATTTTTTCTCTCAAAATATTTTACTATCCTTGTTTCAGCCCATTCCTTAATTATTTCAACAGCACTTTCGTATTTCTGAATAACACCATTTTTATTAAATAAATGGATATTATTAATACTTAAATGTTTACTTGATTGTAATTTAAACAATACATCAAAATTTTCTTCAATATTTTGACGTACATTTGTATTAAAATGTAATATAAATTTAACATTCTTTGATGTATAATGATTTTCAATATATTTTAAATTATTGAGATTATTTACAATCATATTTTCTAAGAACTCCTTATAATCTTCTGTCCAACTACCGATTGGTAATTCTGATATTTCAACTGTAGAGTCATCAATCCATTTATATATTCCACGACTAATATATGAATTTTTTTCTGCTTTTACTATACTTCCTTTAAATCCCAGATAGTATGGAGTAATTTCATTAATTTCAAGAATTTTAATTGTTTCATTAATATTTTCAATATCTTCCAATGAATTAATTGATATATCTGTCAATTTAATAGCATTACATATTATTTTACAAATAGATATAATATCATTTGGATTATATTGAGGAATATTTGTAGAATATCCTGTTCCAATACCAATACCCCCATTTACAAGAATCATGGGAATAATAGGAACATAAAATTCTGGTTCTATCTGTTGTCCATCATCATTTTGATAATTTAATATTACATTATCTTCATCTTTAAATATCAATCTCGTCAATTTTGATAACATAGTGAAAATATACCTCGCTGATGAAGCATCTTGACCACCTTGACATCTGCTTCCAAATTGTCCATTAGGACAAAGCAGATTAATGTTATTTGTTCCTACGAATATTTGTGCCATACCTACAATAGCCTGTTGTAATGAATTTTCTCCATGATGATATGCGGATACTTCACTTACATATCCAGATAATTGTGCTACTTTTATTTCATTTGTATATAGTTTTCTCTTAAAACACGCATAAATAATCTTACGCGTGCTTTCTTTCAAACCATCGCATAAATGATTAATAGATCTTTGTAAATCTCTATTAGAGAAGTGAATTAAATCCTTATCTACAAAAGACTTATAATCAACATTTAGTTTAGAATAATCTAATACATTATCTTTGTTGTAATTTTGAAGCCATAATTTCCTATCATCTGCTCTTTTTTTATTAAATGCCAAATCAATTACTTCATCGGCATTATCATCATACATATAAGTTACTTTTTTCATATTCTTAAAATATTCCTTTGCTTCATTATCATCTGAAGTACCCAATCCTTTGTAATATTTGATTTTCCATGAACCATTTTTAGCATTAATTGTTTCGCTCCATTTTTCATAATCAGACATATTGTAAAATTCAATTACTTCTTTTTTATTATTTGTAGCCTTAATAATAGGTGTCAACATTGATGTAATAAATCCAGATATTTCATATAATTCGTGCCACATACTTTGAAATATATTAAATATCAAACCTTTAATATGACTGCCATCGTGATCCTGGTCTGTCATAATCATAATAGAACCATAACGTAATTGACTAATATCTTTATATTTTTTATTCTGTTCTAATCCTAAAATTTTCTTAATAGCAGCTATTTCATTATTATCAGAAATTTTTTGCATAGTAGCATCTTTAACATTTAAAATTTTACCTCTCAGTGGAAATACACCATATCTATCTCTACCAATTACACTGAGACCTGCTACAGCCAATGTTTTAGCTGAATCTCCTTCTGTTAAAATAAGTGTACATTCGGCACTATTTTTTGTTCCAGCTAAATTTGCATCGTCAAGTTTTGGTACTATAATTTTTGATATTTTTTTACCATCTGTTTTTACTAATTTCTTCTTATCATAAAATTCTGTAATACTCAATGCCTTATCGATAATTCCTGATTTAAACAATTTTTCATAGAACTTATCACTTAATTCGCACTTTGATCCAAATTTTGCTACAGGTGTTGTTAATGTTTCTTTACTTTGTGAATCAAAACTTGGATTTACAATAAGAGCTTTTACAAATATAATTAAATTATCTTTAATATGTTGTGTTTTTACTGCTTTTTTCTTTTTGCTTAAAGTCATATCAACAAGATTTTTAGTTATCATATTTGTAATATATTCAATATGCTTACCACCTTTGATAGTATTTATTCCGTTTACAAAGGATAGATATTCGAATGAACCAGAACTTGATACTGATGCTCCTATTTCCCATCTTTCACCACAAGCTTCATATATCAATGGTTGTTCTTTTTTATCTAAAAATAATTCGCAATATTTTTCAAAATCTTTAATTGAGATTTTTTCTCCATTAAAATATACCGAAACATCTTTGTTTGTAGTAGCACAAGCATCGATAACACGTCTATGAAAAAGCTTATAAATATCATCTGTAATATTCTTAATACCAAATCTTTCATAATCAGGAGTGAAAGTAATTTGAGTATAAGGTGCTTTAGATGATGCTTTAACAATTGGCTTGTCTCTTTCAGTCATATTATTGCGAAATGTTTGAGAATATATTTTATTTGTATAATGGTCTATAGTTTCTATAGTAAATTCTTTTGAAAATATGTTAGTTAATTTACTACCATAACCATTTTTACCTCCCCAAATTTTCTCTTCTCCTTTATCATAATTTGTAGATGTTAGAAGTTCGCCAAAAATTAATTCAGGAATCCACAAATCACCATATGTGCTATGTTTTTTAATATCAACTCCGTTACCATCATTAAAGATTGAAATAGAACCTGTTGCCTTATCAATATTTACTTTAATATTTTTAACATGTTTGATATTTTCCTTTCCTTTTTCTTCTTCTGCTTTAAGACGCATAGAATGGTCAATAGCATTTACGATTACTTCATCAAAACATTTCAAAAGTCCTGGATTATATATTAATTCGGCAATTTCCATTTTTTTAGAAGTTTCATCAAATACATAGCTTGATATCTTTTGAGGTTCAATAGAACCAATATATGTATCAGGAAGAGCAAGAATATGTTCTAATAATTCATATTTTTTATATTTTTCTTCAACATTTTTTACTTCGTCTTTTAAAGTTTTAGGAGGCATTCTAATATATTATCTATTAGAATATATTTTTATATATCAATTTTTATATTTGCGACAAAAGAATAAAAAATAATTTAAACTTTCATATATAGATAATGGCAATATTAAATATTTCTAATAATAATGAATATCAAAATATACTAAAAAATAATAGATATGTTGTAATTATATTTAGTGCAAGTTTCTGTAAGCCTTGTAAAGAAATTTATCCATATATGTTAGACTTGTCTGAAAAATATAATAATATACAATTCATAAAGATTGATATTCAAAATAATAAAGATATTAGCGATATTGATAATATAGTTACTATTCCTCATTTTAAATTTGTTAAAAACAATAGTGAACTATTCTCATTTTCAGGTGCTAATAAATCTCTTATAATAGAAACGATAGATAAATTATTGAATAATGAATCCTAATTAATCCTAATTATATATAAAAATATGATATATATAAATATATAATTAAATATAATGCTTTATGTAGGTATTCCAAAAGAAATTAAGGAATATGAGAATAGAGTTTCTTTAATTCCAGAGGATGTTAAAAAAATTATTGATAATGGTATTATAGTATATTTTCAAAAAGGTGCTGGTGTAAATTCAGGATATCAAGATTATCAATATATAGAAAAAGGTGCTGTTATGGTAAATTCTTTAGAAAATTTGTATAAAAATAGTAATTTAATTGTAAAAGTAAAAGAACCTCAAGAAGAGGAGTATCCTTTGATAACTGAAAAACATACTATTTTTACATTTTTCCATTTTGCGAGTAATAAAATTTTGCTGGATACTATGATTAATTCAAAAGCTAAATGTTATGCTTATGAAACTTTATATATAACTAATGAAGATAACAAAATATATTATCCAATATTATCTAATATGTCTTTTATAGCAGGTGAACAAGCATTTATTGAAGCAGATTCTTTTATAAATAAAAATATGCCATTGCATTTTTATTATATTCCAATAACAATTATCGGTGTAGGAAATGTAGGTTTTTCTTCTATGAATAAAGCGATATCAATGGGTTATAAGAATATAAATCTCATTGATTGTGACTATGAAAAAATTAAAAATATTAAAAATAAATTTGATGAAAATGACGATACTAAGGATATAATTAATATATATTTAATGAATGATAATAACTTAAAATTACTTATGAAAAAATCTATTATAACTATTGGATGTATTTATAATACTGGAGAAAAAACAAATAAATTATTAACAAATGAAATAATGGACGATATGCCACATAATAGTATTATATTAGATGTAGCAATTGACCAAGGAGGCATTACAGAACAATCGAGACCCACGACAAAAGAAAGTCCATATGTTATATATAAAAATGTAACTATATATTGTGTTCCGAATATTCCAAGTAGTGTTCCACGAAAAGCATCAAAATTACTTTCTAAATCTATTATTAATTATGTTATATCTCTTGCTAAAAATAATACTGATATTTATCCTGAATTAGAATTATCAAAATTATAATTTATAATTTATAAAAATTGATATTATTTTTTTAATATTAATAAATACAATTATAATGTTTATTAAAATAATTATATTGTTATTAACAATTGCGTATTCGCACGCATATTCAATTTCATTTCCTACATTTAAAAGAAACTATGCGGTTGTTAAGAAAGCAAATATTAAATCATTAACAGATGAAGAAATCGCAGAACTTATTAAATTATTTAATTCAGTACCTTTAATTATGTTTAAAAATCAAAAAATTAATCCTATCGAATATTATGAATTTTGCAAATTGTTTGATGATAAACATACGTTAGAAATTATCCATCCTTTTAAACATTCAAGTGTAGATGTAGCACCGCAAATTTCTCTTCGTGGTAATTGTTATATTAAAGATTTACACGGAATTAAAGATACTTATTTAAAATATAGCGACCCTTTTAAGAATACTCTTGTATGGCATCAAGATATAGTTGGTCAAGGAACATATTTACCCCCAGTTGTTTCAAGTATGTATATGATTAAAACACCTTCACATGGAGGAAATACATTATTCGCAAGCTTAGAGGATGCTTATGATAATATTGATATAAATATTAAAGATAAAATTTTTGATTTAAAAGCAATTTATTCAAATTCAAATTCAGGTGTAATGAATACTTACTTTGATTATACAGGGTATAATAAAATTAAACAAAATGAATTAATTATAAAAAAAGAAGAAGCTACAATTATTACAAAAGAACCCCTTGTAGTTTATTCTAATTCAAATCGCAGTAGAAAAGCACTAATGCTCTCTCCATTTAGATTTTCTAAATTTGATAAAATGTCTTGTAGTGATAGTTATGATTTATATAGAGAACTGATGTCAAAATATATTGTACATAAAGATAATATTGTTGATATTAAATGGGAAAATAATGATCTTCTTCTATTTAATAATAGAAAACTTATTCATACTTCTACACCTACATTAGAATATAAGGGCAATGAGAGATTGTACTATAGTTGCTTTCTCGGAACAAAAGCACCTATAATTCAATGTTAATTATTTACTATTTATTTAGATATATATTTGTTCTATTAAACTACTATATATATTAGATGATATTATTTCACTACATATGTCAGCAATACTTTTATTTTCTACATCTATACATATTATATTTTTATTATTTTTAAAAGCTTCGTTATATTTTTCTTCGTGCAATTCATGTATTCTTTTTAAATATTCTAATTTAATATTTTTTTCAGATTCTCTTCCTCTTTTTTTAATTCTATTAAAACAATTTTCAGGATTAGAACGTAAATATATCAATCCATCAGGTTCCCATAGCTTATCAGTTCTTTTATGAAGTGTAAGCATATTTTTATATTCTTCTTTTGTTATTGTGTTATCTTCATATGCTTTTTCTACGAAGACATTTTTAATAAAATAAGGACTTCTCTCCATTAATATTATAGTTTTTGATTTTTCTTGAATCCAACACCTATCCATCCATACCTTAATCTGAAAATTATAAGTACTATTTTGTGTATTATATAGTGTTTTTAAATATTCGCACCAACTGTCTACAGGTTCTATATCAATAGCTGTCTTATAATTTTTATGAAAATAATTTAAAATACTTGTTTTATAACATCCGATGTTACCATCTAATGTAATTATTGGCATATTTAATTATTATATAATCTTTATTTTATATAATCATTTTTTCATTATATTGCCTTTATATAATATTTTCTTTACATCATTGTATTTTATTACATTACCATGAATACTTTTAATATCGATAGTTACATTTCTTAATATATCGTTTAATGTTTGAATTATATATTCTAATGATCTATTTTCTATTTTTACATTAAAATATTTAAATACATGTTTAACTTTAATTTTGAGTATTTTATTTAATTTACTACAGAATACTTTGCTACCACCTCCTACAAATCCAATTTCTGGTCTTGCTATATTATTATTATAATCTACGCGTAATAAATCAACACCTTCGTTTTTAACACTGTATCTATTTGTTTCATCTATTCCAAAAAATTGTGCTGTATTAAATGCACCACCTTTCATACTGACATTTTTATTTTTTGTTTTGCAATATTTATTAATATATTGTAATAAAAACTTAACATGTTCGTTTATTATTTTTTTTATTCCCATTTTTAAACATAATAATGAAGCTAAAGCAGTTATATGAAATATTAGTCTTTCTATGTATTCATTTAATAATTTTAAAATTTTTTGTTCTTCTATAATCTTAACATCTTTCTCGCTTTTTACAATTTTTAATAATTCAAGCGAACAAAACTTAATATCTTTACACTCTGTCATATATGTACCTATTTACTACTATTATATAAAATGAAAATAATTATATATATTATAAGAAAGAATGGAATATTTAGAACTTGATGAAGAAAATAGTTTAGAAGATATGAATTATTTAAATGGACGCGTTGATGCAGTTACGATTAATAATTTAAAATTTAATAATGCTATTAATAAAGCAAGCGAACATCAGGCAAATATAATATCTCGCAATCTAGATAGCAATGAAGTATCAAAATTATATTTTTCGCTTAAAAATATAGATTTATTACAACAAGGAATAAGAAATAAAATATTAAATGTTACAAATGGAAAAATTAATATATCAAGACAAAGTGACGACGAATTAAAAATAATTATGCGTTCTATTTATTTTCAATATGGTCAAAATCGCAATGAGAATATAAAAGAACAAGTATTAGATCTAAATACGCGTGTAATTGAATGGAGTGTCCCTGAAATAATATCTAATTTTAAACAATCGCAAAAATATATAAATGATATTAGTACATTACCTGAACCATTGGAAAGATCTATACTACCTTCTAATAAAGGTACAAAAACACTTGATATAACGAAAAATATAAAGAATATGTATTAAATTAAAATTAAATAATATAATATTATAGAAGTATAGAAAAATAATGGGAAATGCTTATAGTGTAACGGCATTTGAATATAATAAGGATGATATAGGAATTGACCCTGATACAGAACAAAAATTTGTTCCATCTTCAAAAGAACTCGAATTGTTTAAAAAGGAAAAGATGAATCTATATAAAGGAACATGGACAGTTTGTTTTGTATATGGAATTTCGGCATTTATATTATTGGCAATAGTATTATTTACTGATATGGGTAAAGAATATATATATAATAAATATTTACCAGCTGTATTAACATATGTTATAGGTGCTATAATTATTATAATATACTTAGTATATTCTATATTTAATATTAAACCACGCAAATTAGGTAAAGCAGTAAGAAAACATAATAATTGTCCAGATTATTGGATATATAAAAAAGTACATGATGATGTCAAAGAAGATATAATTAATAATATTTCACAAACAAGTGCTGATAATAGAAGTGAAACAGAAGCATATAGAAAAGGTGCTAATAAACAATATATTTTGGATAAAAAAGAAGATCCTATAATAAACGCAAGTACATCTAATTTATTAATTGATTATAAATGTGTAGCTGACGATAATATATTTGGAACATTAGATGAACAAAAAAAAATGAAAAATATTTTTAATGATGTTTTTAATGATATGTATACAAAACAAAATGTTGGTAAATTGTCATCTATAACAACTAAAATACCAAAAAATGAAACATCTGACCCTATCGTAGAAGATCTAAAAAAATATGCTCAAGTTACAGGTATATATAAAGGTGATTATAATAATAATACTAATTTATTCAATAATTCTATAAAACAAAAACAAACAGGTGTAAATACAAACCATTATAGTACCAATAATGAACCACATTTAATATGTAATGAAGTATATCCTAATATATTAACAAAACTTGAAAAAAATGATACTTCTAATGATTTAAGATGTAAATATGCTGAGATATGTAAAATATCTTGGAGTGATTTAGATTGTTATAAAAAATCTACTTAAATATTAATAAATAATTCTTTACAAATTCCAAATGTTTTCCTATGAAATTCACTAAGTCCATATTGATTTAATGCGATATGATGTTTTTTTGTTCCATATCCTTTATTTTTTTTAATATCATATAATAATAGTCTTGGATTATCTTCTACTAATTTATCAATCATCTTAGTATGATAATCTTTAGCAATTATAGAAGCAGCAGCTATACTTAAATATTTAGAATCTCCTTTTGGTGTACATTCATATTCAATAATATCAGTATCTTCACCAGGGGGCATATAACCTTTAAAATAAGGTCCGTCGATTAATAAATAATTGAAGGGATATTTTTTGTAAGCATTATCGATTGCTCTATGCATTGCTTTCATAGTAGCATTTAAAATATTAATATCATCTATTTCATTATTAGATACTTCTCCTATTCCATATGTCAAACATGTATTTTTAATATATGTCGCTAAAAAGTCTCTTTTATTTTCACTTAATTTTTTTGAATCTTTAATTTGTTTATATATATCATCTGGAAATACTTTAGGTAATACTACACATGCTGCTATTACAGGACCTACAAAAGTACCTCTTGCTACTTCATCAACCCCTGCTATAACTTTATCTTTTGTTTTTTCTGTAAAAATAATATAATCTATATTTTCATTCATAGTATTTATGTTTTTAACACTACCTAAATATCAATTTTTAATAATATTATTTGTCTTTGTCATCATTTGTATGAATTACTAATGTATCCTCAGTATAATAATTATCATCCGAATAAAAATATCTATTATCTGTACATGGTATTTTATTACGATACATTATATATATAATACCTATATCTTCAATAGTATACGGATAACTATTCGTATATTCATCTAAATGAAAAATATTATAATTTATATTTTCCATAGTATTAATGATTATTTGACATGATTTATTAGATATGTAATATATTACACCTCGTGGTCCGTCTAAGGATGGGCGAATTAAGTATTTATTTAATTCTTGTAAACTCATATGTATTCCATGCTCTTTATCTATTAATTCATTTTGATGATTTATATAATAATTATAAATAAAATTATCATATTCAATACCAAATCTCAAATTTTCTAATAACTTAGGGTCTTGTATTGCTGTTCTTGCGTCGTGAGATCTTCCATAAAAATCATATTTTTCGGATTCTATAAATTTTATTAAATTATCTTCTATAAATATTAAATCATCGCCACATCTTAATACACCTTGTTTTATATTAAATATTGTATAAAGATATTTTAAGGATAATGCTAATTTTTTCAATAAATGTAAATAAGAATCTTCGCATTTTATAAATAATATATCATCAATAAGTTCAAAATCTTTATTTAAAAATAAATTTCCGATTACCTTAATTACTTTCCAACCACAATATTGTTCTTTTAGATTTAATTTTTTCAATCGTCCATATCTATGTTTTTTACAAGATAATATTAAAATAATCCCTTCTACAACGTTCATTTATATTTGATATTATCATATTTCTTTATATATTTCTCATATGTAAATAATGTAAGTAAAAATAAATGCGTATATTTTTCGATTTATATTATCTATGTATTTAATGTATTTATTATAATACATTTATTAATCTTTTTTTCACATTTTTATGCCCTCTTGGCGAAATTGGATATCGCGTTTGACTTCTAATCAAAAGATTGTGGGTTCGAGTCCCACAGGGGGTAATAAAAACTATTTTCATTGTAATAGAATAAACATGTGTTATTTAGATAATTTTTTTAAATTATTACAAACTATATTTTCTTATTTTTATTATAAAAAAAGAGATAATGATTGTACTGATAATGTGTATTATAATTTTACATAATATCTAAAAAAATGATTATTTATTTACAATTAAAATAAAATAATGCGTTTAAATATCAATAGAAGACGTGGTGATATCATTGTCGATATTATCGATAATGCTCTATATGATTTGGAAAAATCTATTATCTATATATTAATATGTTTGTATTTATTTATTATAGTAATAATTTTTAAATACATTATAACATTTAGTTACATAAATTTGAAAATGAGTACATAATTACAAAAAAATTATAAAATTATAAAAACTTTTAAACTTTTAGAAAATAAATAATTATGTACTCATTTTAACTTATTTAATATATTTTTAAAATCAATATAATAGTTTTCATTATAATCACAATAATATCCATTAGCTGTCTTTTTATCAGTTGAATATCTATCCTTTTTGTCAGCTCTATTAATTGTATAATTACATAATTCTCCTATAACTAATATATTATTTCTGGTAAGCCTATCTGTTTCTATTTTATTAATAAATTCTTCTTTGTAATAATTTTTAACAAATTTAACTTTAAAATCATAAATATCAGCTTTGTATGGTTTTATATTAAAACCTAAGAATAATAGCAACATCCATGCTAATGCTTGAAAATCAAACATATAATCAACTATATCATCATCATGTTGTGAAATAGACATATAAATACCCGTTCCGCCAGTATTTAAAAGTTCAAGGTCCCTCTTTTTTTTATCATTAAAAACATTTAATGTAAAACCAAAATCTATTATTTTAATAGGATTTTTACTATCATTTGTAAAAACAATATTATTTGGTTTAATATCACAATGAACAAATGATACAAATTCATTTAAATTGCAACTATGAATAGTTTGTAGAGCATTTAATATATTTATACATAAATTTTTAATAAAATTAACAGAATATTTTTCTCTCGTTACTATATCTATATCTTTATCTAACTTTTCTGTAACTATTATATATCTATCTATATCACCTATATTTAAACCTTTTATTTTCCCATAACCATATAATTTTGCTGTAATAGAATCATAGCATTTTTTATTTATATTATTCATAACATAAACTTCGTGTGGTATTTGATATTCGTAATATTTTCTAAAATTAGAAAGTCTTTCAGGAATTACAGGTTGGCTTTTTATAAATACATCAACCTTTTCATTTATAATACCATCTATAATTTTTCCAAAATATAAGGCAGAAAATGAATCAGAATTAAAATTAATATCTTCTGTTATTTTAATATCTAATAAATTATTGTTGGTTCCATTTACACGTATAATCTCATTTTTAAATAACTTATTTAATTTTTTAAAATAATAATTTACAGCCTCATTATCATCATGTAATAATAAATATGTGCAAATATTATCTATTTCATATGGCTGTCTTTTAGAATTAAAAGATTTATCTAAATCACTATTAAGTTTTTTTTCTATAATTTTACTTACAATATAACCTATACCTTCTATATTATTTGTTGATAAACATTTTAAATATGAGCTATAATTTATTTTTTTTTCTATATTTGAAGTTTTTGATATAAAATATTTAAAATCATGATTACTGAAGTGTTCTGACAATAATTCTACTAAGTCTTTTTTTGTTTCATTTGATTTAACTTCTTTTAATATGTTTTTTGATATTTTTATTATATCATCTTTCATTATACATTTTAAATAATCATTATAATTAACATCAATATTAGTCATTATTTTAACAAAATGAGAAAAATCATTATTATTAAAATAATGATTAAGTAAATATTCTGTATTATTTAACATAATCATATTTTATTGCCTCCTATAATAAATAAAAATAAATTATATTATAACATACTCATTATCCTCTTCGTATAATTCAATCCTTATATTTTTATTATATTCATCTTTAATTTTATCAATAGTCTTATGACAATCTATATTATAAAATATATTACCTATTTTAACAAGAGAGCATCCATTTTTAGTTTTATATATTGGAAATTCTAATTCATAATACTTATATTTATCATTTGTTAGAATTTTAGGAGTTTTTCCCATACAATCCTAATATTAGTAATATATTAAATATTTTTTATAATTATTATAATTTTTTTATATTAATATTTAATAAATATATATTATGAATATAATTATTAAAAATTTAATAGTAATCTTACTATTTATATTTTTGGACTATTTATGGATTTCATTTAATATTGATATGTATAATAAAAATACTATTAAGATACAAGGAAAATTATCAATTATAAAATGGAAGCAAATTATATCTATAATATTAGTATATATTTTACTAATATCTTCTATAATATATATTGCTATACCTTTTACATTAAATAATATTAAAAAAGAAGATAATATTATAGAAAAAATATTTAAATCAATTATTTATGGTGGAAGTATTGGACTTTCTATATATGGTACGTATAATCTAACATCTTTAATCATCTATGAAAAATATAGTATTGAAATTGCTATAATAGATACAATATGGGGACTATTTTTATACACTATAATAACATTTGTATATTTAAATTTGTAAAAATTGATTAAACTAATAATTATTATTAAATAAATATTGCTATGTAC